GAACGTCGCGCGCTCGAGGTCGCCGAGCTTGTGCGGGCTCAGCCGGAACCAGCGGGCGATGTCGCGGATCTGGTGGGTGCGCGTCTCGAGCCACTGCGCGTCGTCGTTGGGCATCGAGAGCGTCTGGGGCTTGAGGCCCTCCTCGAGCACCCACGGCTTCCAGGCGTTCGAGAGGCCGGTGTGCTCGTCCTGGATCTGATCCTCGAGGTGCTCCCAGGCCTGATCGCTGAGCTTGTTGTCGGTGCTGAGCACGAAGCTCGTCGTCGCTCCCTGGCCGAAGAAGCGCGAGCCGTGCTCCTCGGCGGCGAGGCCGAGGCCGATCGTCTCGCGCGCCAGGCGGATGACCGAGTAGCCCTTGACACCGTCCCACGACAACCCGGGGATGTGCAGGATCTGGGCCCGGCTGAACTCGACGACCTGGCCGTTGGTCCGGGTGTACCGGTAGCGCAGGTCGCCCGCGGCGAAGGTGATCGGCACAAGCTCGCCGGCGAGGGTGAGCGTCGTGCCCCGCGACTCGCGATCGACGCGGTCGACGTCCATCCGATCGGTCGCGAGCAGATACAGCCCGCGGAGCCGGCCGAGGCCGTCGCGGACCTTGAGCGAGTAGCCATTGCCCCACGTCAGCGCATGGGCCATCGTGACCTCGCGCCAGTGGTAGGCGGTGAGCTCCGGGTTCGCCTGATAACGGATGACGCGGTCGACGGCGTGGCTCGGATCCGGCTTCGAGCCCTCGCGCTCGACCGAGGCTTCGGTCGACGTCGTCGACGTACGCATGAACACGCCGAATGGGATCTTCGCGACGTCCTCGGACAGGATCCGGACCGCGTCCCAGAACGCCGAGTAGCGCATGGCCCGGTCGGTTGTGACCGAGATCCCCGATGTCGAGCGGCCGCCGCCCATCTGGAGGACGTGCGCGCCGGCGGCGAGGGTGCCCGCGCCCTGGTCGAAGAGCTTGGTCGCCGCTCGAGCGAAGATCGCCATCAGCCGCGGCCTCTGGTTTCAGCACGACCGCCGAGGCCGACCGTGACGAGCAGGCCCAGGCCAAGAACAGCCGGAGCGAGGACGGTGCCCCACGGAGCCGGCGCCTGCCCGGCGCCGTACGCGACCAGGAGCCAGCCGGCGATCGCCATCGCATCGAGGGCGAGGCGATCGAGCGCCGCCCGGAGTCGCTTCATGTGGCCTCCGGCGCTAGGCGTTCGTCGTCTGGGTCGAAGACCTGCCCGCAGCCGCCCTCGCGGACCTGGCAGCGCCAGCCGGGTGGGTCCTTCCGCCGCGCGAGGGTCTCCCGGTTGCATTGCGGGCACGTCCGGCGACGGTTGAGGATCCGGAATCCCCGCGTCTCGTACACCGACGGCCCCGGCGGATCGGGCATCGTCATGGCGGCCTCGAGTGCGAGGATGTCCGCGATCGCGATGTCGATCGGGGCCTTGTCGTCGCCCTTGGTCGGGATATACCGGGTCCGGTCGTCCTCGACGTCGGCGAGCTTGACCTTCTTCTTGTGCAGCGCTGCCACGTGCGCCGCGGCCTCGGGATCGCCGTCGTGCAGCAGCCCCTCGGCGACACCGACGAGCCAGCGATCGAACGCCGGTGCCATCCGCGTGGCCTGGTTGGTGTCGAAGGCCCGGACGACCGGCTTGCCGTCCGTGTCCTCGCCCGCCCATTCCGACCATTCGATGATCTCGGTGTCCCACTTCGGCGGGTCCGCTTCGAATCGCCCGATGACGTAGTAGTCGAGCAGCCAGGCGACGGCCGAGTGGACCTCGTCCCGGGGGATCCGCCACTCCTCGCCCGGGTGCTCGGCCTGCCAGGCGAGCATGTCGCTGCCCTGCGGCCGCCGCCAGGTCGCGATCCGGAAGCGGTAGCCGTCCCGCGTGCAGCCGCGGAGAGCCGTGACGTCGCGGTAGATCGAGCCGTCGAAACCGGCGCCGATGTGCGTGCCCGCGGGCGGCATCCCGTCAGACCAGTCGCCGGTCGGCCCCCGCGGCCGCGCGAGCGCAGCCCAGGCCTTCGGGTCGGTCGCGGCGCCCGCGCCCGGCAGGGTCAGGTTGCCGTAGAAACGGGCCGCCTGGGGCAGGTCGCCCTTGTTGATCAAGTCGACGGCCTGGGCCTCGATCGAGTCGAGATCGACGTGGCCACCGTTCTCGCGGCGGACCTCGGGCTCGTACACGGCCAGGAAGATCCGCCGGCGCTCGGCCTTGTTGCCGAAGGACAGGTGCGCCGGCGGCGGAACCATCTGCCGGTAGACGTCCCGCGATGCGCTGCCGAACTCGCGCTTGGCGACACTGTCCTCGGCCGGATCCCAGGCGTTCGAGGTGCCGGCGCCGCGGCCGCCCATCTTCGAGACGTTGCGGAGCTGCGTGTCCTGCAGCTTCGTCATCTTGTTCTGGGGGGTCCACAGGCCGAGCTCGTCCTGGGGCACCCACGTCGCGCGCTGGCCGAGTCGGCTCTGGTTCGAGCTGGTGACCGTATCGATGCGGCCGCCGCCCGGAAGCCGGATGAACTCCTCGCCGGCCTTCGGCATGACGTCGGCGAGGGGGCCGAGCGCGATCATCGGGCGGAGCGCGTCGTACGTGTTGTCGGTGGAGTCCTCGGAAAAGGCCGTGATCTGGATCAGCGGCGTCGGCCGGGCCATGCCCATCGGCTCGCCCGACTCGTAGAGGTACTCCCAGCCGCACGGGCAACCGTGGTCGGCGCAGGCCCATCCGTCGTCCGTGCCGGCCCAGCCGCCGAACAGGCTCGGCCCGACGCCCTCGAGGCAGCACTGGGTCGCGATCAGGGGGTTCTTGCCGATGCCCTGGGGCCCGATCAGGAGGCCGTACCGATAGACGAACGCCGGGCTCAGGATCGGCGCCGCGGGGTTGAACTCGACGTCGCCCCGGACCAGGTAGTAGTTGACGTACCAGCGCTTTTGCCAGCGATACAGCAGGAACGGCTCGCCGGCGCGGAACCCGTCGGGGATCCGGCAGTGCGCCTCGACCCAGGCGATCGCGATGAAGAGCGGCTGGTTCGGCCTAGCCGGTGTTGTCGACGACGAGCTCGAGGAGCTGGCTGCGATCGCGCGCCGGCTTGGCCGCGACCGGCCCGGGCTCCTCTCGGCGAGCGTCATCGATCACCCATCGGTTCTTGGCGAGGCCGCCGGACGAGACGCCGAGATCGTCCATCAACCGGAGCACCAGGGCTCGGTCCGAGGCGATCGCCTTCGGGCTCTCGGCGAGGGCCGTGGCCCGGACGTACAGCGCGACCTCGAGCGCCTGCCCGCGGGCCTCCCACATCAGCGCCTGGGGCCGCTTCCACTCGTCCGCCCAGAGCACGAGCTCGCGCTTCTTCGGCCGGGCGAGGGGCCAGGGCGGCGGGTCGCCCTCGCGGCCGGCGGCCGGCAGGTGCGTCCACGCCTTCTGGTCGGACGGGCGATCGCGGCGGAGTGCATTCGGGTCGGGCGGAGGGCCGCTGCGGGCCCGAGCACCACCACTTGGCATGTTCAAACCCCTCAACGCCCGGCGTTTGAACCTGACCCGCGGTTTTCAAAGGTGGTGTCGGGTTGCGGGCGGCTCACGTTTGCAGAGATTCGACCCGCCCCTCCCGCATTGCCCGCCGGCGCGCGTTCTCGAGCACAGCGTGGCATGACCGCGACAGCACCAGCCGGGTCGGGTGGTCGACCGTCAGGTCCAGCGGGTCGCATCCGCTGACGTGCGCTGAGGCGTGGCACCAGGGCTCCCTGGCCCGCAGCTGCAGCGACTCTGTGCGCCAGGCCGAGTCGTAGATGTCACGGCTTGGGAGGGCGTTGCGCGAGGCCTGGCGGGCAGCCTCGCAGCTGGCGCACCGACCACGGGCGACGAGGGCATCGGCCGGACATTTCGCCCCGCGAAACGGGCCCAGGCATGGCCGGTGCAGGGGCATCAGGTCGGGATCGGGATCCCGGTGGGCAGGACGATCCGGCCGCCGGCGGTCCGCTGTCGGTTCGCCAAGAGCTTGAGCCGCAGGCCCTGGCCCATCCAGCCCATGAACTCGAGGAGCTCCTGATCGGTCATGTCCGACGGGAACGCGATGACAACCGGGCGACCTGTGGTCGCGATGGTCACCGTCACCTGCTCCATCTCCACCGGGCGCTTCGCAGCCCCCTCGATCGCCTCGTCGAGGGCGTCTTTGTCGGGTGCGGCTGGCTTAGACACAGAGTCCCTCCGGGCTGCGGGCGGGGAAAGCAATGCCCGAGGGCCCTCGAGAGCCGGGCTTGCCGGACGGCTGCTCGAGCGGTGCCGCGTCCGATGCGGTCGGCCGGGGAAGAGGGGTGACCCTACCGGTCGGCGCGACGGTAGCTGCGCCGTCGAGACGACGCAAGCCATCCGCATCGGCGATCGACTGACTCTCGGACTTCATCGTCGGACGGGTGTTCGCTCTGCGCGGCCGGTCCCACCACTGGCGCGGCCGCCGCTCCCACTCCGTCTCACGCTCCTCGACCGCCCAGCGGTCGATGGTCGCCAGGATGCGCGTCGCCTCGAGCACCGGATCAGGCGGCGCACCGTGCGCGCCCCAGATCCGCTCGGCCCGTTCGCCGCGAAGGACCCGGATCGCGACCGCCCAGCGCTGCTGCGAGGCGCCGCGGAGCCGCTCGAGCGCTCGGCGAACCGGCCAGCGGCAGCGCCACAGGCCGTCGGGGCCCTGAACATAGAGCTCGTCGACCCAGGCGTCGACGCCGATCGGGGCCACGACGTCGGCGTCGCCGGCGATGAAGTGCTTGTGCTGCGCCGTGCTGTCGGCCCGGATGACGCCGACTGCCGGGCGCCAGCTGCCATCAGGCGGGCACTCGCAGCGGCCGCGGCGCGGCCGCGGGCAGTCGGGCTTGACCGCGACGGTGCCGGCGAGGCGCTCGCCGGTCCTCGAGTAGCTGGGGAAGAACCGCGTCCGCGGATGCGCGTGTGGCCGGCCGTACGCGAGCTGCTGCCCAGGTAACGGCGTGGCTTCCTCGACGAGGTCGCACTGCAATCGTCGACGGAGCTCCGCCAGCTCGGTCACGCCGCCGCCGTGGCTCGAGCTGGCGCCTCGGTCGCCTGGAACGCCTGGATAAGCCGACGGCCGAGGACATGCGCCGCCGCGGGGGTAATCGTCACCAGCACGCCGTAGCCCTCAGTGTCTTCGAGGAGGAGCTCGATCGACCGCCGGGCCCGGTCGAGTTCGATCGTCGCCTGGGCGCTCGTGGCGTGCTTCGGCGACTCGAGCTCGATGATCACCCGCGCCGTGCCATCGCCCCTCGACTTGAGCGATCTGGCGCGGCCGCGCCTTCCGTACTGGCTGTCCTGGTCGGTCGTCGCCTTATGCGCGGCGTACGCCTGGCTGACGGTGATCTCGCCGGCGCTGACCCGCTCCTGCAGCTCGTCGTCCATCCGGAGCAGCTGCAGTCGCGTCGACACCCAGTGAGTCGATCGGCCGAGCTTCGTGGCGAGGTCAGCCTGGCTCGCGTCGGGGTGCTCGTCGAGCCAGGCGCGAAGCGTCCGGGCGACGTCAAGCTGGTCGACCGCCTTTCGCTGCTGGTTCTCGACAAGCTGGCGGAGTGGGAGCTCGGCGGGCCAATCAATGACGATGGCCGGGATCGTAGACAGCCTGAGGGCCCGGGCCGCGGCGAGCCGGCGATGGCCGTACAGGCAGTCAAAGCCGCCGCCGTAGCGCGGCGCGACCGTGATCGGCTGCAGGACGCCGAACTCGGCGATCGAGCGCTTGAGCTCGGCATCGACCTTCGTCCGGACGTTCGTGCCGTCATGGATGCTCTCGACGAAAAGCTGGTGAAGCTCGGCGTCGAACGTCGCCGCCGGCGCACCGTGGCGCGTTCGGGCGCGCGGCCGAGTGGTCATGCCGCGTCGATCCGCCGGCGGCCGAGGTTCACGCCTGCCTCGCGCCGGTGCTGCTCCCATGCATCGACGAGCGGCTGGTGCCGGTCGTGCACGGCGGGGTGGTCCGGCTTGGCCGTGATGATCACGCCGCAGCTGCAGCCGACCCGTTCGTCGCGGTAGGAGATCGCGGTGATGTAGTGCCGGCCGGCGAAGGCGGCGATCGGGTCGCTGGTTTCGCGAGAAACCGTCCCGGCGAACGCCCGCTCGGCCCGGCGCGCCTCCTTGGTCTCGAGGACCTTGGCCATGTCCCGGAAGCCGCCGTGCGCCTGGCCGGTCGCCCTGAGCTTCTCACGCCCGGCGTCGGACAGGACCGCCCGTCGACGAGGGCTCACGAGGCCCGCCGATTGTGGACAATCTGCTTGACAATCTGGCCGTTATCGGCTAGATTATAGAGGTCCCCGGAAGTCCCGGGGTGAACGGAAAGGAGCTCTTGGTGAAGCTCCAGATCGAGCAGGTGGCGGTCTCTTCGGGACTGTCCATCGGGTTCGGGATCGGCGTCCCGGTCAACGACTCGACCAAGCGCGTCCTGTTCGCAGGCGACTGGCGAGCGATGACCGGCCTTGGCGAGGCGATGGCCGCCTCGGATGAGCCGATCGAGGTCGAGGTTCCGGATTTCGCGATCATCGCGATCGCGGAGCTGCCGGACCTCTAGCCGAACCTCCCCGGCGGTGGCGCAACCGCCGCCGGGGATCTCTCGCGCCAGGTGTGGCGCTCTGGATCCTACATCACGAGCTCGGCGTTCTCGGCCTTCTTCCGGACGAGGGTGAGCTTCGCCTCGCGCGGCTTGCCCTCGTCCTCGAGGACCTCGAAGCGGATGGCCAGGTTCGACGTCCCGCCGTAGCGCTCGGCGATCGCCTGGTACTCGGCCTCGGTGTACGAGGCGGTGCCGCCGGCGCGCTCGAGCATGACGACCAGCGCGGCCGCCTGCATCGTCGATCGTCGCTTGATGTCGCTCGCGTCGATGACAGCCATGGTCCTCCTCGCCAGATCGGAGCCCGACATGATGACACTCGCCCAGGCCGCGGCCCGCCTCGGCCGGTCGCCCGACACCCTCCGCCACCAGGTCGCGAATGGCCGGTTGCGAGCGAAGAAGTACGGCAACACCTGGCTCGTCGACGAGGCTGAGGTCGAACGCTACCGGCGCGACTCGCTCGGCCAGGCTGGGCGGCCACCGAAGGCCGGGGTCGGCTGAGCGCATCACCCGGCGAGCTCGTGCCGGAGGATCCGGCCCGGCCGCCAGGGCGCCGCGAGAGCCAGGACCTCAGCGCACAGCAGCGTGACGATCGCCCAGCCACTGACGCCGGCGCCGGCCAGGAGCACCAGCTGGCCGAGCCCTGCCGCGAAGCCCGCGAGCATCCAGCCGACGGTCGACGCCCAGGCCGCGACCGACGTTGTCGGTGGCGGCGCGAGCCGGGCATAGGCGGCGTAGCCTGCTACCGAAACTGCTACCGAATCGCCGCTCTCGATCGCTGACGAGGACTCACGCTGGCTGTGCTCAGCGAACGTGGGCTGACGGTGTCGAGCATGGCCCCGGAGTGGCTGGTCCGGTCTTGAAAACAGGTGGACGCAAGTCCCGTGGGTTCGAATCCCACCCTCTCCGCCA